GATGGTCGAGTTATTGATGAAAGAATTTCCTGACTGGGTTCAGCTCAATCCTAGACGAAAATCTGGATTTATGGAAATCAGGATTAAAGATACACGAAAACAAAAGAAAGACGATTAGAGAGCATATTTGAGTCCTCCCATACCACCTGCCACTTCAAACCAGTTGAGATTCTCCACATAAATTGTCAAGTCATACACGTAATTCGTATTCGTTGGCAACGCATAGAAATCCACTTCTACCTGGAAGTTCTTTACACGGGATGTATTAAGAGAGCCTGAGGGTTGTGTATCAGGAGAATGAAGTGTGAAATTGTAAACAGGAATTTTAGTTCCAGGACGACCATTGAGAGTCTTCCAAGGAATAATTTTCGTGAAGAAATCAATTGGTTTTTCTTCTTGAATTTCATTGCCATCACAAATCACACGCAAACTCCGTAAAATTCCTTCTTGTCCAGTTGGAATTAAGAGACCACTGGAATTGGCCTTTGTATTCAAGGGTGTTAATCCAGGAGTAGGAGCAAAGGGTGGTGTCGGATAATTCCACCAATTGCTAAAATTCGCAACATCATTGCGATACTGAAGACTATCTGAACGCCGCTGAATAAATATCATACGTGTCACAGGGTTGTGGGTGTAGAGGTCAAGAATTTGACGTGTGTAAAGTCCAGGGAACGGATAGGGTGTAATTTGCTGCATCAGGTAAGACAAGGGCTGAGTCGCAAAAATCTTTCGTTCTTGCTCAGGCAAATAAACATACGTACATTGAATTCTAGGATTCAAGAACCATTGATTTAAAGCAGGGATAGACGCACCCACGTCTGTCGCAAAGTATCTCCATTCTGCCTGTTGTTCATTGGAGGAAACATATTCAGGTTGATTTAATTGGATTTCCTCTGTGGAAGCTGCCATTTGATACAGAGGACTGACGCGATACCCTGACACATCTAGCACTGTATAGAGGTTTTCAATAGAGTTGAGAGTAATCTGAACTTCACAGTCATGATATTGGAGGCCAATAAGAGGTAGGGCGAGGCTCGACGCATCTGAAAACCAAAATCCAAGGGGGACACTAATCTCTTGTCCAAAAATAGAAGGACGATTTGTTTGCGCACCCAATGGAAGAGTTGCGTTCTGAAAGACACTCGGATATCCTACCTGATTTGTGCCGCCCGCAAAGGCACCCTCTGCGGGATTGGTTAGTTCATTGGTATCTCCCACAAGTGTTCTCCATTTTTCAAAACTTGTGTTATCAAAATCCAACATGGCTCTTGCCATTAAATAGGTTCCATCCACTTCTTGGATTTTCTGCCCGCCGACATAAAATCCTGCTCTCTGAATGATAGATGCGCCAAGAAATCGGACCCACTGATATTGATATTGGGCTGTGCGTTGGTCAGGTGTGACATATTTACTGTAGATATCGGGTATTCGGAATGTAAAATAGATGTCTGAAAGCAAATCACCCACACGTTGAATTTTCACTCGGAGTTGAATGGGTTGCGAATAAAAAAGCTCATTTGGACCTTCTAGCGCTGTCGTAACATTTTCTTGACTAAAGTGTGTATATTTTCGATAACTTTTATACCAGAATGTCATGTCAGGATTTCCAGACAATAAGACATTTTGAGCGCCGTAGGCGACAAGACTTAACAGGCCTCCACCGGTCATATCTAATCTGAAGTATAGAATGCTTGTTCTTTAAAATCCCTAACGCCCTAGCAAATGATGACATAGGGCTCAGGATTTTCTACTGTCCAAGTATCTTCCTCGATTCTATTAATATTGACTTTGCTGACGTCAATACCAAGGGTTTTGATTTCCCAGAGAAAGATTCTTTTAGAATGTATCATTGCGAGAATTGTATCCTCAACTGACGGTTCGTCTCTTAGTTCAACAGGGATTCCAAAGAGACAGGCTCCCTTGTCAATATACTGAAAGATAATCTTACTCCCTTTGTCCTTCAGATATTTCTGAACGGGTTCTGTTGAATAGAAGGTCTTCACAAAATTATCAGGAAGCTTGAGAAGACGCAATGACTCTTCAATAGGAATGACAAATCCGACATACATCATTTTCGTGTGACACTCACATGAAAATGAAGGGTTTCAATTTTTATGAAGTTACTCCTGGAGTTGGTAGCTGGTGGTCCAGTAGGTATCCACGAGGTAGGGAGGCTTGTCCATTTGCGCTGACAATGTCTTCTTGCTTACACCCAAATCCATCAAACTCTGGATTTCCGTGAAGGACGCAGCATAGGCAAGATAAGTGAGATTGCTCATGTTTCCACGGAACGCACCCTCAAATCGTAAATCATTGCCTGAGCCAAGAGAGGCAACTTGCGATCCCAAGATCATTTTCTTAAGAGGGCTGAAGCAAACCAGATTCTGGAAATTCTGGTAGGGAAGTGTTCCTTCAAATGGCAACTTCTTGCGAAGATTTCCATTGATGTAAATCTCTAAGGAGTTCTTGCGACATAAGAGAACACAATGGAACCATTTTCTCACAGGGATGTTCTCCACATCCATATAGGTGTAAGCATTGCGATAGGTATTCATGACAACACGGAGCGTATTGTTATTTCCTTTCACAAAGACACCAGGACCCATGAGAGGCCAAGGGTTGGTGTATCCCTTGTGCATCACGTGGAATAACACATCTTCTCCGTTGAATGTGCTAGGATGGATGAGCAAATAGAAGCTATAGGTGAACTCAATACCTGTGCGTTCATTGTCAGACAATGGGATTTGCTTTGCGTCTTTATAGGTTGTTCTATTTTGCTGGAATGTAAGCATTTTATCTTCTGCCGTAACAGTCATTGGCATAAGCTGAACAAATCTACCTCCAATTCGCTTGTAACTTACGATGAGAAACTCAATAGATATAAAGAGGAAGAACAACAATGACAGGATTACAAGCACAAGCAAGACTTGTTGGAAAAATCCTTTACCAAAGAGGATTCCTAGTGGTCCTGCGGATAAGGATGAACCTGCGTTTGTATTGGACGACATCTACTACCTTTCTACTGTTTTTTAGAAAGTAACTGTTGATTTAGGATAAGTTAAACCAACCGTGGGGTATTGGTAAGTGACTTCACCCTTCACATTGAACATACCACCTAACCAGCCTAGGAATCCTGTCGCAGCGATGTCAGCCGGTCCATTCATGTAAATTCTATACATCTGCTCGGGATTCAATGCAACACTGTGAACATAGAGATTGCTCAAGAAACCATTAAAGCCTCCGTATTGGAGAAGTTTCATGTTTACACCATTCGCATCAACCGTATAGAAGGAAGGGAGAACACACGAGCGTGCTAACTTGCCGTCCAAATATACATCTACAGTGCGGCCATTCAATACAATACCAAAGCAGACCCATCTCTGGAGCTCCACCTCGGGGAGGTCACACATAGGCATGGTATCGTTCAAGAGCTGGCCGGAAGGCACTTGGGTCGGCTGGAAAATAGAATTCACATTTGTCTTGGTGAGCGTCTGAGTGCCTGACGCATTTGTATTTACACGAACCATGAGTTTGTTGTTATAAGGTCCCAATCCTACAACCAATGTTGAGAGAGGGTTGCCTGTTGTTGAGTTGGGGGCCAATTCAAGCACGTGCTTCGCTTTGCCAACAGTATCCTTGTATGCCGTGATGTATGTCCAGAAGGTGATTGAGTATTCGCCACCCTCGTAGACTGGAAGAATCTCATAGGTCTTGGGAGAGGTAGCCGGATTTGCGGGAATTGCTGTGGTCAGAATTGCCTGGCTTATCTTTCCCTGCTCTTCAAAGAAATACTTGTAAACATAATACAAAAAGACAATTCCAATGATAACCACTGCTATAGACGTGATGGACTGTGTGAGCCCACCCGAGGCCGGGACGGCATTACGAACTCCCTTCATAGCGTTATTCACGGCTTCCATGTCGTTTCTGATGGAAGAAAGGTTTTTTTAATAGGCACTAGGCATATTGAGTTTGCCAATCTAGAAGAGGAGACGTAGGTCTCATTTTGGGTCCTGTTATACATCCCCCTCCCTTACAATTAGGCAAATAGTCAAAGAGATTGGTTGGGTCACTTATAAAGGGTTGGCCTGTTGTATCCGCTTTCGCTTTGTAATTCGCAAGCACATCCGCCTGACTGAGTTTCTGAGGGAATGTTTGAACAAACGCAATCTTTCCTGTCAGATTTGGGTCACCCGCTGTAATCGGACCAAAGCCTGCCCGTATATCCACAACATTTTGTGTGCGCTTGGACATCACAATCTTTCCATTGTAATAGATGTCAAAGCGACGACCTTCTCTCGCGATTGTAACGAACGTCCATTTCTGAAACGGAATCTCGGGAAGAGGAATTGTTTCCTCAAAGACTGTTTGAACTCTCGGCACGTCAGCTTTATCACACATTTGGAATCTTGATAAATAACCACGTAGACCATCGTTTGAAATAGCATCAAGACTACCAACCAAGCATAATCTACGTGAGTCATTAGAAGGTGTCACATCAGGACAATTACCATTTTCTAATGGCCTATCGCAGCATGCTTTGATTCCAGCAAAATCAGGAGAAACTTGGAGTTCAGTTCCTGGAAATGGGCAACCTGACAGTATAGGGGCTGCCATGCCCACAGTTCTTATAACAAGTTGCGCAGAAGCCGCATTGGGTCTCCCTGCGTCGGGAGAGGCCAATAATTCTACACGTATCACGTTGCTAATATTTACAACATTCACGTAGCCTGAGTGAACACACTTTGAACAATCATTGCCTAGACACTTACACAAGTTGTATTGACCCGTAGAGCATTCAGGCTCTCCAGGATTTGCGGACCCCGTGGGATTACACAAGACCATTGTGCCAGTCTTTTGTGCTTGAAGCGGATAGACGAAGGCTTGAAGAGTGCCTGTATTTGCGGCATTCAGAAGCTGACGTGTGACCGTGGAGTCAGCCACTTCAGGACGTTTCTGAAGCATGAAAGGGCCTTTGGATTCATCCACCTTTTGCTCCGTCAGCCTTTTAAACATAAAATAAAACACTATAAATGCCATAAGAAGCGCAAATGTGCCCCACATTCTACTGAAGAGTATGGATTTGGATTGCGGATAGTCACTCTCCGTAATTCAAATCAGTTATATGAAACGAGTTATCTTGTACACGCCGTAGCCATTTCATCAGGACTATAGAGTTTCTTATCTGTCAAAGGAGGTCCAGAATTTGCGATTTCAGCGGAGGTTAAGGGTCTGTCCCAATACTTCAAATTCATGACACGAACTGAAGCACGATACGCATCCGGTGAGCTAAAAAAGTAAGCATTGGATCCACGAGGAGTGAATCGGAAGGTTCGCGTTCCTTGGAGTTTTCCGTTGAAATAGACCTCAAGAACCTGAGCCATGAAAACAACCGTCACGCGAATCACTTCTTTAATCGGCACATTCAGCATAGTGGGCGTTGACTCAAAGACATAATCGCCATTTCGTTTGACTGTAACAGCTGTGACAACCAAGTCATTTGTATTAGGACTCAAATACATGAACAAGTTCGATTCAGGGTAATCAACAAACAAATCTTCTGCTTTGGAATTATCTATAACGATAGGCCTCATTGAACGATAGAAGAAGATACGTTTGCGATTGGATAGGCTTGCTTCATTGTCCATATAAATATCTTGTTGAATTGTGAATCCATACGGTAAAATTCGCTCAACATTCCCACTTAGATCCGCAAGGGGAGGAGCTTTTGTCCAAACAAGCTGTCCATCAGATGTATTCGCCAAAGGAAAGGACCCACCATCTCCAGCTGTAAAGGAGAACACAGGTGTAATCGCATAGTGAATAATGAGAAGCACTAAAAAGACAACAAGAAGAGCAAGTGCGAAATGAAATAACGAAGTGCTGGCTGTGCCACTTGACCCCACATTTCGGGGAGTGAAGTTGGGCATTCTGGATGTTACACCCGAAACAGTTTTTTGTATCGGGCTTAACAGTGCGTTGAGCTCTAATTTACGGGCTGTGTCTGCCATCTATCCTATTCTTCACGTTTCTTTTTCCGTGTTTTTCCTGACATCTTCGGGCCCTTTTCAGGGTCAAAGTCAATCGATTTGTAGTATTTTCTCGTTTCAGAATCTTTACACTTACGAAGTTTCTCACGCAAATAGCACACAAAGGAAATCCGTGTAAAGGGTTTTTCTCCACCAAGTGTGCCCGTAGAGGGGTCATCAAAATAGATTTTAGGGAGCTTCTTATTAAACTCCTTATCCTCTGCTGTTTCATACATTTCTGTATTGCAGTGCCATTCATGAACGTCCATCGCAATAAAATCACCTGTTCGCAAATCAAATCCTACGCCATACCGAGGAAACATAGTATATCCACCATGATACTTGCCACGCTGGATTACAGACAAGTTACCATACCCGTCACGAAAGTCTCCATCATCCATATGAAGTCCTGTGCGGAAATTTCGGTTGATGGTCACGGAAGAAAAGCATGTATCTCCAATCCGATAGATAGGCTTTTCATCGGCCGCTTTTTTCTGAGCAGCATATCGCTCGGGGACAAGTTTCTTAAAGACATCGTTTAATTCTTCAAGAAACGGAATCCCTGATTTGTAATATTTGAAGTATTTCTGCGTATAGGAGGTCAAGCGGCAAGGAAGACCCATGAAAGGCGTCTGCTCAAAATAACCCAACACACTGCTAAAGACGTTGTTGTTGACACGCATTTTGCTGACCTTTCCATCCTGATAATAGCGGGCTGACCAGTTGGTAACATCTGTCGGCTTGCGTTTTTTCCAGTAATTTGATTTGAGTTGGATAGGTCCAGCAGCTGCTCCACGATTGCGACTCGGAGCAGCTGTGATATAGTAACTTTCCCATCCTTGCTGAATAATGTCATGAGGAATTACATTCTTGCGAAACTTCGCTAATAGTTTCTTTTCACCTGTATCCGGGTCTTTTCCATAGATATCCGCATCTTCTTCCACTAAGAGTTGAATCGCTTTGTCATCAAAATAACTGCCTTCTTTTGCTTTAATTTGGTCATTTGTTAAAATGGGGTCAAGCACAATCTCTTTTGCTTTGATTTTGGCTTCTCTAGCAGGCTTGTCAGGAAGCTGAAGCCCTTGAAGAAGGTTTTCACGCTTTTGAAGTTTGAGATCACTCATTCTACTCTTAGGCGCTCTTTTGAATATACCAAAGCACTCCTCCTACCGTGACAGTTGCTGCAACACCTATGCCAATTCCTTTGATTAATGCCCGTAAATCTGCTTCTGCGAAGTCATCAGGCTTCATGACAGGGCTTCTACCCGATGCGCCTAGACGTCTATAGAATTCAATGGATTCTAACTCTGTAACTTGTGGTTTCCCAAGTGTCTCATTCACCTTGTTATGAAGAGCAACTGTCCATTTGAACAGGTCATCTCTTCTATCTAAGAAAGGTGAAATAGGCATGTCTTTTAAGAATTGTATGTAGTGGTCACGACAGATTGGGCAAGGAATTAGAAATGCAAATGCTTCAAAGAACTCTTTTGCCGCTTTCTTATGACCATACGAAGGTTTTAAGGGATATCCCAGAGCACAAATATGCATTGTGTGCCAGAAAAACGGTCCCCAGGAGCTCGGAGGTAGGTGCATTGTTCTATCTATCTAAACATCGGAAAGCATACTGTAAATAAGAAACCGCAGATGTTCCACTTCCAAAAAACAACAAAGCACTGTGTAAACTGTGGGCAACACGGTCATACACACCGTGATTGTCACAGTCCAGTGACAAGCTTTGGAATGATTCTCTATCGTGTCAATCATGCGTCCTGGAGTCAAGAAAAGACACTTAGCAGCTATCCTCAAAGCTTGACAGGACTAGAGCCATACTTTCCCCAAATTGAAGTTCTTTTAATTCAGAGAAGAGATAGTCTTGGATATGTAGATTTACTTCGGGGGAAGTATTCTATCAATGATGCTGACTATATACGGCGACAAATCCAAGGCATGACAGACGCAGAACGAAAGAAACTTCTTGAGAAAGATTTTGATGTGTTGTGGGCCGAGATGTGGGGAGCAGAATCCACTGACCAGCAATACAAGAAAGACAAGGAAAATTCACGAAATAAGCTCATGGCCTTACGTGAAGGTATAACCCTGGATGTATCCGGCAGCTCCGCAAACTTAGACGATTTTATTCAAGAGTGTGCGATTCACTGGGAGACACCTGAATGGGGCTTTCCTAAGGGACGACGTGATGGAAATGAGAGTGATTTGGATTGTGCGACACGCGAGATGAAAGAAGAGACAGGTCTAAGTGACGCAGACATCCGCATTATTCACAATTTGGAGCCTCTCAATGAAACTTTTTTTGGGTCCAATCATGTTCATTATTGTCATAAATATTTTCTGGTCTATGTTCCGGATGGTAGTCAAGTCAAATACAATCCAGACAATCCGCATATGCGACGTGAAATTGGAAACATAGGATGGTTTCCTTTGAATGAAGCCCTTACCAAAATTCGCACAGACAATGTTGAAAAACGTGAGATCTTGCTTCGTGTTGGCACATTGCTTCGTAATTACTGTGCGTTGTCTCATCCGTTCTAGGAAATCTCAGAACTAGGATAGGAATGAACGCTGTTTCAAATGAGAGTCTTCTTGAGCTGTGGCGCACTTCCGAAAAAATGGAAGAGCGCGACAGAATTGTTGAGACAATGAAAGAACGAGGTATCTATCCACAGGACGAGGAGACTACAGTGGAGGAAGATGCTGGATTGTATCCGTCCACAGATGACCCTTTGTTCCTTCAAAAGCTTTTGCGAAAACAAGAGTTTGCGGAAAATAAACAACTGTCTGTTGCGGAGTCCATACGGAAAGGGATTGACCCTTGTAAGGGTTCGAGAGGATTTGAATTGAGTCCTACACAACGGTTTATTGGACAATTTTTATCATTTAAGACGCCTTATATGTCAGCTCTTCTCTTTCACGGAGTGGGTGTTGGAAAAACCTGTAGCGCAATTACAGTCGCAGAAAGTTATCTAGAACAGTTTCCTCGGAAACAAGTGATTATTGTTGCGCCCCGAAATATTCAGCCCAACTTTAGTCGTGAAATCTTTTCTGAGCCCAAACTCAAACTGGGTGAAGATGAAGAGCCCAATGAATACCTTGGATGTACGGGAAATACCTATCTGAGGCTTACAGGAATGGAATACAACCGTGACAAATCAGTCATTCTTAATCGTGTCAATGCTTTAAAATCTAGACGCTATCAATTGATTGGCTATTTGGCCTTTTACAATTATATACGCGACTTGTTGGACCGTGAAGTCTCTAAAACATTGAAAGGAGAGCGAAGACTTCAAGAAGAATACAAAGTCTTGGCTAAAAAATTCAGCAATCGCCTGATTATAATTGATGAAGCTCACAATGTGCGTGATTTAACCGAGTCAGAGGAAGATGTTACAGATGCTCCTGGAGGACGTGCTGAACAAAATGAAAGTCTTGCTGGGAAAAAGTTGACTCCTTATTTGCGCAAATTGCTCACAGCAGCAGAAGGCACGAAATTGTTGCTGCTGACTGCCACTCCTATGTATAACAGCTATCGAGAGATTATTCCTATTTTGAATTTGCTCATGATCAATGACAAGAAAGTGACAGTCAGTGAATCTGATTTCTTTGACGCAGAAGGAAACTTCTTGGAGGGTGGTGAGAAAAAGCTTGGAACTCTTCTCCAAGCCTATGTGAGTTTTATGCGAGGTGAAAATCCCTTGGCCTTTCCGATTCGTTTACTGCCTGAGGGGCTTCCTCGTCTAGAGGCATGGCCTACCAAAAACCCACTTGGAACTGTCTTGGAGGATGAAGGTGTTCGCGAACAGATTGTAAATCTTCCTTTCATCAAAGCCCAGCACTCAGAAGCAGGCCTTCGTGATTATCGTTCAGTTGTAAGCCGCTTGGTTGCGACATCCGGTCTTCGATTGGGAGCCACAGATGGATTGGTCCAAGCAGGAAACTTTTTGTTTCCTGGAGGCGCAGGGACACCCGCTGCCGCGCGGATTCGCGAGCAAGGATTCAAAGGCTGTTTTAGTGAAACCAAGGAACCTCGTCAATTTAAATTAAATCCTGGAATCCCTACGAACTGGCTCCATGAATCTGAACTCGCGACCTATTCTCCAAAATCACAATTACTTGTTCAGCGGTTGAAAACAACACAAGGTGTCAGTTTTCTCTATAGTCGGTTTGTCTTTTCAGGAGCATTGGGTGTCGCACTTGTTTTAGAAGCTAACGGATATGAAAACGCAACAAGAGCAACTGGATATTTGAAAGATGTTCCTCTTGCTCCAGGAGGCAAACAATGTGCGATGTGTCCCAGAAAACAGGATGACCACGCAGGTGCGGACCATGCGTTTAGACAAGCCAAATATGTCTTGCTAACAGGTCGTGATGATTTAACACCGAACAACAAAGGCTCTATCGAACTGGCGACAAAAGTAGAAAACAAAGATGGCGGACTTGTCAAGGTAGTCATTGGGTCCCAAGTCGCCTCTGAAGGTATTGATTTGAAGTTCATCCGTGAAGTGCTCGTCTTTGACAGTTGGTATCACTTGAACAAGCTGGAGCAGGTCATTGGTCGTGGCATCCGTTTTTGTAGTCATGCGGCACTCCCCTTCGACAGACGAAATTGCACAGTTGTCTTACTGCTGACATGCTTTCCAGATGCGCAAAGTCAAGAAACGATAGACATGTATCAATATAGAATTGGGTTTGAGAAAGCGTATTTGATTGGAAAAATTACTCGCGTCATGAAAGAATACGCAATTGATTGTAATCTGAATCGCGATGCTGTTCTCATCACTGGATTGGACCCTATAGAACTCACAGACAGTCAGGGTGAAATACGCTACCCTGTGGAAATCAACGATGTGCCTTTCACCAGTGTGTGTGACTGGATAGAAGATTGTGATTATAAATGTGGAACAGACGTGGTAATAGATCCAATGGATTTAGATGACAGCACATATGATGAATATGCCGCGAGATGGCGTGCGTATCAAGTGAAGGAACGGTTGCGTGCGTTATTTGAGAGACAACCCTCCTACAAATATGACAAACTCATTTTGAATCTGACCGATGTTCCCCGTGTTGCTATCGCAGCAATCCTGAGTGATATTGTGGGCAATCGCTCCTTCCGTATCAAGGTTCGTGGAGAAACTGGATATATTTTGTATAAAAATGGCTATTATCTCTTCCAGCCTGAGCGTTTACTTGATACAGGAATTCCACTCGCACTTCGCACAGCGCTATTCCCTGTGAAACAAGATTCCTATGAAGAGATAGAGCCTGTGCGCCGTGCCGCACCTGCTGTAGCGGTTGTAGGCGAGGACAAGAAACAAGAGGAGCCTCTTGCGGAAGTGCGAGGAGATATTCAAGCCTTCTGGTTAGCGCTCACACCTTTCTTTGATGCGATTCAAGATGGGACTTTGGCAGAGGCTCGCTCGGATAAGAAAATTCTCCCTGATTCCATTGAGTATGCCCTAAAAAATCGCTATGCTGGAAACAAGAAAGCAGAAGAAAAAGCGTATAACACCTTGAGTATGATTTACAGATTTTACCAAGATATCAAAGGAAATGAAGAATGGCGCGAACGCTTAATGTATGCCGCAGCCAAACTGGTCTGGGACGAGCTTTTGAATAGTGAGGAACAATATTCCTTGTATAAGGCGTTGAAGGATGACCCTCCAGCCTTATTAAGTATTGTCTGGGATGACCATATACTCACCTTTGATGCTGTTGTTATTTATAGAAGAGTCAATCCTGCGACAGGCACCTTAGACTATAAATGCGACGGCGAAACCTGCTCTCCTGCGTTAGTGAGTGCGATAGAAGCCGAGGATGAATCAACAGATGAATTGCGAAAACTCAGGGCGAACAGTGATACAACAGGAAACCCGTATGGCACAATTAATTATAAACGAGGTCTGTTTGTCTTTAAAACGAATGTTCCTAGAAAGCCAAGCACAACAGGTGAGAGAGAAAAACAAGAACGTGGGTCTGAATGTGCGATTGTGCCGAATATGATTCCTCATTATTCTTTGCTGGTTGAAATTGGACAGATTGCTTCAAGGACTCTTGGAACCACTCTTGGATTTACAATGAGTGAATTGGAAGAAGCAAAATCTCCCCGAGGAATTACCAGCTCTGTGAAAGCCTGTGCGCTAACCGATATTGCTCTCCGATTCATGGACGAAATGAATGTAGAATCTAAGCGCTGGTTCTACAGGCCTCTGGCTACTTTTTATACAAAACATCCTGGTATTTTGCTGAAAAAAAGCGCCTAAGCAAATTTGAAGCGAAGTAACCAGACTTAATAGGGACACCATGGAAGGAATTGAAAGTCTTGCCGTCTTTGAAGAAAAGGTAGCTCTTACACCGAGAGATCTCGCCAACCCGAAAATCAATATTGAGAAAGCTGTTCAAGGAAAGCTCTCAGAAAAGATTGAAGCGAAGTGCTCACTTCATGGATGGGTTGTGCCCAATACAGTAAAAGTTCTCTCCCGATCCATGGGCTACGTGGAAAAGGGTCGCTTTACAGGAGATATTGTCTTCCATGTTCAAGCACAGGCAAGTGTTCTAAACCCCGCGTCATCTTCACACCTTGTCTGTGAAGTGACTGGCAATAACATGATGGGTATGTATGTCACTTACAAGACAATGAAGAAAGAAGTAGACAAGAAAACAAAGGCAGTGACCAACGTGACTGTAGATGCTATCAAAGTCATCCTTCCACGAGACCTTCATATTGGTGATGAGGCCTTCTCCAAAATCCAAATTGGTGAGCGTGTCAAAGTAGAGATTAAGAAATCACGTTTCCAAGTCAATGACAAGTTTATCCTGAGTGTGGGTGTCTTTGAAGGCAAGGTTGGGTCTGACTATGTCGCTCCCACAGTGGTAGAAGAGGAAAATGTTGTTCTTGACGAGGCAGGCCCTGGTGCCATTGCTGCGCAACGTGTGAAGGAGTTTGAAGAAAAGGAAGCAGAAAGAGAAGAAGCAAAACGGCAAGAGTTTGTTGTTGAAAACGAGATTCCTCCTTTGGAGCCGATTGAAGGAGCTGCTCAAGGAACAGGAGAGCCCATTTACTTCAACGCAGCCAAGATTGATACAAACAAAGAGCTAGACAACCGCTACCCTGCTCCTTTCACATTGGATGGAAAAACATGGCCTACGGTCGAACATTACTATCAAGCCAGTAAGTTTCCTACGCTTCCTGAGTTCCAGGAGCAAATCCGCCTGATGCCCAGTGCGACGGCTGCGATGAAGGCAGGGAAAACAAAGGACCCTTCCAAGCCTATCCGCGCAGATTGGAAGGAGCAGCGTGAACCGAGTATGAAGAAAGCAATCGTTGCAAAGTTTGACCAGAATCCCGCACTCAAAGAGAAACTTGTGGCAACCTATCCAAGCCCTCTTGTCTTTGCGGATGCGAATGACTCTTTCTGGGGCTATGGACGCACAAAGATGGGACAGAACAAACTTGGGTCTCTCCTCATGAACTACAGAAGTATGCATACGGGCATGGAGTAAATGCGGAATTTCCTATATAGAAACATTAGTCAAGGAAAAAAGAGAACGCCATGAGCAGCTCTGTTCATAACCTTTCAAACGAAGACTATGAGGAGAGAAAACGGATCCTAACTGAGCTCAAAAAACTTGTCAAACCTGAGCAAGAACAAATTTTTTTGATTCTCAAACGCTATAAAGTTGACTATAGCGAAAACAGCAATGGAGTTTTTTTTGATTTGAATCGTGTTCCCAAGGAGCCTTTTGATGAAATCAGAACATTTTTAACATTCTGTCAAACAAATCGGAAAGACTTTGAAGCTCGTGATAAACAAATGGAATCATCCCGTCTTAGCTTGGGAGAGAATTCATTTGAAACACAGTAGCTAAAGCTCGGCCACTATAGACTTGTAGACAGAAATGGCAGCTTTGTTTCCTAAAATCTATGATATCATTGATAAAAATCCTACCAAACATGAAATCCTCCGTTGGCGTGAGCCCACATCAACGGAAGTTTTAGAGCCCGAAGTGTGGGAGGGATTTGCCCTTCGCCCTTTGGAACCTCCCGGTGCTTTGTCTCTCCTCTTGCTTCATACTGAACCTTTGTATGAACTAAGCTCAATTGCTCTCCGCAAGCAAATTCTGACGGAGAAATTGATGGAGCTTCATGGTCGGGTTGATAAAGAGCTTATTGGAAGACGGTATCCTCGCAAGAAGATTCAAGATTTACTCGCTGCTGAGGTTTCCGCTACAAAGCCGAGCGGATCCTTTGTTCTGGAAGAAGCTCTTTGTGAGCTCTTTCAGATTCAGAAGGTTCTTCTCAATCGCCGCACGAAAAGCCTCTCCTTCGCTCCTTCGGATCTTCGTCTCTGGACCTCTGAGAAACCCATTGTGTTTGCTGAAGAAGACAATGTCTGGAGTTTTCAGCCTGTAACGCAACAGTCCTTTTCCAATTGGTTGCTTGCGAAGGAAGATGAAGGCTGGAAAGTGTCTTGGCCTACGGCCGATGGAAAGTTTGAGGAACTCAAAGCTGCTCTTGCTACACGGAACGTTATCCTCCAGGGGAAGCAAAAGAAAGATGAACTAGCATCCATTCTTGG